TAAATACAATATAAATATAATATAAATACAATATAAATATAATATAAATACAATATAAATATAATATAAATACAATATAAATATAATATAAATACAATATAAATATAATATAAATATAATATAAATATAATTTAAATATAATATAAATATAATATAAATATTATATTTAAATAAAATTGATTTAAAAATATAAATTATAATATATATAGAATGACAACAGCCCTTTATAAAGAATTAAGATATAATGAAAATATTTCTAAAGTATCTAAGGTTGTATTTTCTCTATTATCTCCTGAAGAAATTCGTAATCAATCTACATGTAAAGTAGAATCACATTCATTATATGCTGCGAATAGTGAAGGAATTTCACAACCAGTATTAGGTGGTTTATACGATCAAAGAATGGGTGTAATTGATAATAATTTAAAATGTAATACGTGTGAACAAAATAGTAGTTTTTGTCCAGGACATTTTGGACATATAGAATTAGCAAAACCTATATTTCATATGCATTTTATGACAAAAATTCAAAAAATACTAAAATGTATTTGTTTTAGATGTTCTAAAATGTTATTTCAATATGAAGAATTTGATAAAAATATATATAATAGTAAAGAGGATGTATTTGATTATATTTGTGAAGAGTCAAAAAAAATAAAAGAATGTGGTTCATGTGGAGCAGTACAACCTACAAAATATCATAAAGAAGGTGTTGGTAAATTATTTGCTCAATGGAGTTCAGGTAATGAAGTAAAAAAAGTATTAATGAGAGCAGAATATGTATTAAAAATATTTAGTAGAATTAGTGAACATGATATAAGTAAATTATGTTTTGATATTAGATTTTGTAAGCCAGAATGGTTAATTTGTAGTGTATTACCAGTTCCACCTCCATCAGTAAGACCATCTGTTAAACAAGATAATAATCAAAGGTCTGATGATGATTTAACATATAAATTAGTTGATATTGTAAAATGTAATAATAAATTATTAAGTTATGTTAAACAACAAGAATTAGAAGATATTGATTTACAAAAAACAATTGATGAACATACAGCATTATTACAATATCATTGTGCTACTTTAATAAATAATGAAACTCCTTTTGGTAGTGGTGTTCCACAAGCATCAGTCCAAAGGTCTGGTAGAAATTTAAAATCTATTCAACAAAGAGTTAAAAGTAAGGAAGGAAGAATAAGAAATAATTTAATGGGAAAAAGAGTTGATTATTCCGCTCGTAGTGTTATTACACCAGATCCATTACTTGGAATAGATGAATTAGGTGTTCCAATAAAAATTGCTATGAATTTAACATACCCCGAAAAAGTTACGAAAAATAATATTGAAATATTAAAAAAATGTGTATTAAATGGATATAATATACATCCAGGAGCAAAAAGTATTGTTGTTTATAATAAAAAAAATAATAATGTACCAAATATCAAAAATTTAAAACATATAAATTTAGAAGAAATAGCTGCTAAATTAAAAGTCGGTGATATCGTTCATAGACATATTAGAGATGATGATATTGTTTTATTTAACAGACAACCATCATTGCATAAAATGAGTATGATGGCTCATAAAATTAAAGTTATGAAAGCTGATACATTTAGATTAAATGTATGTGTTACAACACCATATAATGCTGATTTTGATGGAGATGAGATGAATATGCATGTTCCACAATCATTACAAACAGTAGCAGAATTAAAGTATTTAACAATGGTTCAAACACAAATAATTTCACCACAAGAAGGGAAACCTGTTATAGGTTTAGTACAGGATGCTTTATTAGGTTCTAATCGTATTACAATGAAAAATAATGAACTTAAAAAATATATGTCTATTGATTATGGTAATAAAACACCAGAATTTATTTTTAATCAAATACAATTTAATAATTTAATGATGTTTAATGATAATTTTACTGGATTACAAGATATAAATAATAATTTTATAGATTTGGGTGAGCATATGGAACTTAATGGACAAAAGTATTGGACAGGACAACAAATATTTAGTTCTATCTTACCACCTATATCAAATTTTGTAGATAATATTAAAATAATTGATGGTGTTTTAGTTCATACTAAAAAAAATAACGAAGAAGAAAACGGATTAGTAAAAAAACACTTAGGTACTTCAGCAGGTGGATTAGTCCATGTAATTTTTAATGATTTAGGAAAGGATAAAGCAAGAGATTATTTAAATAATACTCAAAGAGTTATTAATAATTTTATATTTATGAGTGGTTTTAGTGTAGGTGTTAGTGATTTAATCGCTAAAGAAGAAACAAAAAATGAAATTAAAAATATTATACAAGAAAAAAAAGATAATGTATATAAGATTACTGATAATATTAGAAATGGACTAATTGAAAGAAAATATGAAAAAACTTTACAACAAGAATTTGAAACATTAGTTACAGGTGAATTAAATAAAGCTATGAATAATGGTGGAGTTAAAGCAAAAGAAACATTAAATTCTGTTACTAACAATATTGTTAATATGATTTCAGCTGGTTCAAAAGGTAGTGAAATTAATTTAGGACAAATGATCGCATGTTTAGGTCAACAAACTATAGATGGTAAAAGAGTTCCATATCATTATAATAATAGAACATTACCACATTTTAGTCAATATGATAATACTCCTGAAAGTAGAGGTTTTATTGAAAGTAATTTTTATCAAGGATTAACACCATATGAATATTATTTTCATGCAATGACAGGGAGAGAAGGTATTATTGATACTGCTGTTAAAACTTCTGAAACTGGTTATATACAAAGAAGATTAATCAAATCTATGGAAGATGTTAAAGTAAATTATGATAATACAGTTAGAAATCATAATGATGAAATTATTCAATTTTTATTTGGCGAAGATGGAATGGAATCATCTAAATTAGAAAAACAAAATATTGATTTATTATTAAGTGATATAGATATATTTACTAGAAATTTTAGTATCGAATTACTAAATCTAAATTTAAGTTATTACTTTATAAATATACCAACACTTCAAGATGTTAGTATTACAAATGAAACTTTAGAAGTTAGATTTAATAAAAATTATTCACAATTATTAGATGATAGAATTTTTATTCAAAATAATTTTATAATTAAAAAACAAGATATATTTTACCCTTTAAATTTTCAAAGAATTATAACTAATAAATTAATAGAAAATAATATATATGCTAAAAAATTTAAATCTGATTTAAAAATTCATTATATTTTTGATATTATTGATGAATTAATTAATGAATTTCAATCACTATTTGAAATTCAAGATCCTAAATTTGGAATAGAATCAAAACAATATTACTCATCAACAAAAGTATTTAGTATTTTACTAAAAGTATATTTATCACCTTTTAATATTGTTATAAAAAATTATTGTAATAAAAAGACCTTTGATGATATTGTTACAGAAATTAAATCTAGATTATATTCTTCAAAAGCGGAACCTGGTGATAATGTTGGTACTATTACAGCACAATCCATCGGAGAACCTGCTACACAAATGACACTTAATACATTTCACTATGCAGGTGTTAGTTCTAAATCAAATGTAACAAGAGGTGTTCCACGTTTAAAAGAATTATTAAATTGTACTAAAAATATTAAAAATCCATCATTAACTATTTATTTAAAAGATGATATTAAAATTAAAGATATTAAGGAAATTAAACAAATTAGTAATGATATTGTTATTACTAAAATTAAAGATATAATTAAATCAACATCAATATACTTTGATCCTGACCCATCAGATAGTTTAATTATTAAACATAAAGAAACATTACAGGGATTTAATGAGTTTATTAGTCTTTTAACAGAAGACGAACAAAAAAAACACCCTCTCTCTAAGTATGAACAAGATGATATGAATAAAGAATTACCTTTTATTTTAGAATTAGATTTTTCAAAAAAAAAAATATTAGATAAAAATATTAATTTAAATCAAATAATTTCAAAAATATATGAAAAATATGAAGGTGACTTAAATTGTATTAGTAGAAATCCAAATATTGATGAAACTGACCATTTATTTATTAGAATTTCTACTAATCAAATTGATGATAATTATGATGATAATATCTGTATTTTAAAATTATTAGAAAAAGACATCTTAGATATTGAAATTAAAGGTATTGCTAATTTAACTAATACTAATATTAGAAAAGATAAACAAAAAATATGTGTAACAGCACAAGAAGCACAAGAAGATGGGAAAAAAATAGGTGAAATTATTTCACACGAAAAGGTTATTATTGATACAGATGGAACAAATCTTTTACGTATTCTAATTAATGATAATGATAAAATTGATACTTATAAAACTGTTAGTAATGATATTCAGGAAATTTATTCTGTTTTAGGTGTTGAAGCAGCAAGAACTGTTCTTATAAATGAATTTATAGAAGTTATAGAATCTGCTGGTGCTTCATTAAATCCAAGACATATCTTATTATTAGCAGATACTATGACCTTTTCTGGTGGACTTATGTCTATTGATAGATTCGGTATTAATAAATCTAATTACGGACCACTAGCTAAAAGTAGTTTTGAAGAAATGACAGATATGATATTTAAAAGTGCTTTATTTGGTGAAGAAGACCATTGTAAAGGAATATCCGCAAATATTATTTTCGGTCAAGAAGGACAAGGTGGTACTGGTATGAGTGATATATACTTTGATGAAGAAAGAAATTTAGAAAATTTACTAAAAAATGAATCAATCTTACAAGGTGGACAACAACAAACACACGAACTAAATGAGTTAGACGAAAATTTTGATTTTAATTTTGATGATATTAATGCTCTTGATGAACAAGAAACTCAATTATTCAATACTTTTATAGAAACTGATACTTCTGATAATTATTTCTAATAATCATTTACACACAAATATATAAAATTTAAAATATTTTTTTATTTAATGTATATATAATTTAAAATTAATTGTTTGCATTTTCTTATAACCTTCTATTATAATAAAAATTATTTTATTACATAATTACATCTTTGAATACTACAATCTTCTATATAAAATTTATATGTTATTATATAATGATTATAATCTTAAATTGGATGTGTAACATCATATTTTCTAGTTATTTTTAGTAAATTATACAAATCATAACATTTTTGAATTAATTTAATCATAATATTTTCAACAATTTCCGCAGGAAGTAGTGTTTTAAATATTATTCTCTATATTTATATAACATACACTTAATAAATCTATTATTATTATATTTAAAAAAACATTTTCATTATAAATAATAACAGATTTCACTGAATAGCTGAAAAATTAAGTGTTCTAAAATATCTTCATTATCGTACATTATAAATATTGATGATAAAAATGTATTAAATTCTGGATAAACTTTTTTAAATTCATTTATTCTTTCTTTAATAGTTGCTGTATTATTATCATCTAATAATTATAATAATTTATTCCAATTAGGATTTTGTTTATCTTCATCAGATAATAGGTTCATAGAATTAGCTACTCTATCAGCAGCCATATTGCGCATCGCATCTTTATCTTGAATAATTCCACCTTTTAATTCTAAATATTTCATTTTATATTTTCAAATACTTCTGTTTGTAATTAACCATTTATATTATTAATAAATATGCAATTATGCATTATTGCATATTTTAAAAAATGTAATTTTATTAATTTAATTTATTTAGTATTAGTATAAATGATACTTGTTAAAGTGACAAGAAATATATTAGAGAATTTTTCAAGATTAAAACTATGTAAAGAATGTGATACATTTTGTGATAACGAAGATTGTAATTTTTGTAGTAATGACTGTTCTATATGTGTTTTACATTTTTTAGGATTATCATATAATGATATGGAAGATTCAATAAAAGATTTAACCGATAGAAATACCGTTAATATTGATTCCGTTATAAAAGATATTCGAGATTTTATTCAAAGCATAATGGAAAATGATCATGTAAATATAAGTTATAATTTAATTCAGAAAAATTATGAAGATTATGAAGATTATGAAGATTATGAAGATTATATAAATGAATTACATTTTCCAGATAATTATGAATTAATTTATAATTTAGATACAAATTTAGAAGAATTAGATAAAAAATTAGATAAATTTCCAAACGAATCAAATTTATTTGACGATAAGGGTGATTATGATATAAACGTAATTATGAAAAAAAAAACAGATATTGTAAAAGAACAAGCAAATATTATAAAATATTTACAAGATTTAGAAGATGAAATTAAAACTATTATACTTAATATTTTTAAAATTTTCGATGATTATGATGGTTATTCTACATTATTACATTATTACAGAAGGAATAATACTGGACATTATGTTATTATTCATAAAAAAGATGGTGCACTATTTATTATAGATAATCAAAATTCAAAGGTTATAGATAATATACATAGTATATGTAATTATTTTATAGATAATGAAATAATTAAAACTATAACATTAAAACCTATATTATCTATTGAATTTAAAAGTATTGTGCATGATAGTAATCAATGTACAATATGTCCTATTGATTGTAAAAAAATTGATTTGTTATTACAAAATGAAAATTATAAAAAAAAATATTTAAAATATAAAAAAAAATATTTAAAACTTACATATTTATAAACATATACTTAATAAATATCTTCTACTTATACTATTGCATTTAAAACTATAATTCTATTTTTTAATTATATAATTCTCACGATTAAAATCCTCTAGTCTTCCTCTTGGATTACAAATTATTTCTATTCCATTTTTTTTTCCTTCATGTTGTGTATGAGTATGTCCAAAAATCCATTTTGATAATTTTTTAAATTTAAAATAATTTTTCAAATTTTGTATTTAATTGACTTCCAGAATAATCTGTTATAGAATTATTTTCACAATATTTTATATCGGGTACTGTATGTGTTACTATTATAATATTATCTATTTCTTTATCATTATCATAATTTTCCAAAAGTTTATTTAAATACTCAAATTCATCTTTTGATTTTTCAATTACATTATTAATAAATTCTAAATTATCTTCCCTTGAAAAATCTTTTATCCAATCTTTAAAATAATTAGTATTATTTTCTATAACTTCTTTATTTTCATTATTATAATCCCACCATCCACAACATCCTATAAATACTGTTTTATTTATAACATATGGATTACAAGACAAATAAACTAATTTTTCATTTTTAACAAGTTTATTAATATATGTTCTATCATACAGTTTTGGATACTTATGTACATGTTCATGATTACCATCTACAAATAAATTTTTTTTTATAATTTACTGAATTTTCATTTAAATAATTTATACTAATATTTAAATCATCACTAATATCACCAGCAACTATTAAATAATCACTTTCACTTTTACTAAATTTATAAGGACATTCTTTTATTTCTCCACAAGGATATTTACTAATATACTTATGTGACCATTGATCTATATGTAAATCACTTACTATATCAAATTTTTCTACTATTTTATTATTTTTAAAAGGAGAATATTTTTTATCATAATCAACTAATGTATTTAAAATAATCATAGTTGGTTCAATATATGTATTATTTTTGCAATATGGACAAAAATCAAAATTTTTACTACTATCAACAAGACATTTCCAACAATATGTGTGATTACATTCTGTTGTTATTGGGAAATTACATTTATCTAAACAAATCGGACAAGTTTTATCTATTGTATAATTAAATCCATCAGGTATATTTATAATATCATTATAAAAACTATAATTTGAAATAAAGTTATCATTATTTTTTTTTTAATTTTTTTTAAAATTTTATTTATTATTAAAAATTTTAATAAGATATTTTATAATCCCAAAATTATAAGTATTTTTATATATTTACTTTTAAAAGTACATATATAATTACTTTAAATGAGTTCTTCAATATTTGCTGGTAACTCTTCAATATTGATCCCATAGAATTTCTCTAAGTCTCTAACAAAAGTTACATCATCTCTAGTAATCAAGTTAATACAGACTCCTTTCCTTCCGAAACGGCCCGCCCTTCCTATCCGATGAATGTAGTTCTCTTTATCCCTTGGTAAATCATAATTGATAACTAATGAAACTTGTTGAATATCAATACCTCTTGCGATAAGGTCCGTTGCGATAAGAATTCTGGAATGCCCATGTTTGAAGTCTTTAAGGATAGATTCCCTTTCCTGTGTTGAAAGTTCAGAAGAGATAGAAGTACATGAAAAGTTATTAGCATTGAGTTCATTATGTAGTTGATCAACTCTTTGTTTAGTTCTACAGAAAATGATGGCTTGTGAAACAGAGATAGTTTTATAAAGGTCACATAAAATTTCATATTTATAGTTATCTTGTTGTACGTCAATATAGTATTGTTTAATACCTTCTAATGTAACATATTCTTTTTTAACTAAAATTTTAACAGGATTTCTCATAAATTTATCAGTAATTTGGATACATTCTTCTGGCATAGTTGCTGAAAATAGACATACTTGTACTTGAGTAGGAATTTCCTGAAAGATATCATAAATTTGCGAGCTAAAACCTCTGGATAACATTTCATCAGCTTCATCAAGAATTAAACTTTTTAAGTTTCTAACATTTAAATTTTTTCTTTTAATCATATCATAAATTCTTCCAGGTGTTCCAATAATATAATGTACACCTCTATTTAAAATATAAATATCATCATTAATTTTTGTACCACCAATTAAAGTATGTATAGTTAAATCAGTGTAATTTGCTAAACATTTTAATACATCATAAATTTGTTTTGCTAAATCACGCGTAGGAGTTAAAACGATTTTTTGTGTTACATTTTCATCATAATTTATATTTTTTAATGAACCTATTAAAAAAGCAGCAGTTTTACCCGAACCACTTTGAGCTTGTGCTATAACATCGTGTCCTTCTGCTACTTTAACAATCGCTTTTTGCTGAATTGCTGAAGGTTTTTCAAAACCATACGAATAAATTCCTCTTAATAAGTCATCAGATATATCCATATCATCAAAATTTTCATAAACAATAATTTCCTGTGTTTTATTAATTTTTTCTTCATTTTTATCACTTTTTTTTTCAAAGTTAGACATTACTATATTATTAATTTAATATATTTCTATATAGTTATATTTATTAATATATTAATATATTAATATATTAATAATATAAATTAAATTAAATAAATTTTACTAACTATTATTTTTTTATATATTATATATATAAATGTTTAAACAAAATTATATAATTTATATAATATTTATATTTATATTTATATTTTTAATATATAAAAATAAAACAAATAATACTTTAGAAAACTTTATTGATACTTGTCAATATAGATTACAATCTTTCAATAATATGTTTGTATTATTAGATAAAACAAATAATATTATAAAAAGATTTGCATCTAAAGAACAATATTTAAATTACGTTAAATATGAACTAAAAGATACAGAATGTATTATTTCAGATACTTCTAATGAGTATACAAATGAAAAATTTGAAATAGAAGAAGAAATAAGAGAACAAGAAAAACAAAAACAAATTGAAAAAGATAGAATGGAAAAGGAAATACTAGATATTTATAAAAAAGAAAGAGAAAAAGAAAGAGAAATTGAAAGGGAAAGAAGAGAAAAAGAAAAAGAAATTGAAAAAATAATAAGAGAAAAAGAATTATTAGAATTTTATAAAAAAGAAAATGAAAAAGAAAGAGAAATTGAAAGGGAAAGAAGAGAAAAAGAAAAAGAAATTGAAAAAATAATAAGAGAAAAAGAATTATTAGATTTTTATAAAAAAGAAAAAGAAAAAGAAATTGAAAGGGAAAGAATAAGGGAAAAAGAACTATTAGATTTTTATAAAAAAGAAAAAGAAAAAGAAATTGAAAGGGAAAGAATAAAGGAAAAAGAACTATTAGATTTTTATAAAAATAATAGTAATAATAATAATAGTAATAATAATAATAATTTAATACAGGAACAACAAAAAAATAATAATAAAAATATGAAAGAAAATAAATCTTATGAAATACAAATGAATTTAGATAATATTAATAAAAAACATGTAAGAGATTCAAATAAGTATGCTCAATGTTTTAAATTACATAATGAATGCCTAAATAGTAATGAACCATCAAAATGTAATATGGAAGAATGTTTATTAAAAGATGATATAATAAAGGAAAATATTAAAAAACAATATGAATCAGATATGAAAAAAAATATTTATAGTTATAGAGATAATTGGACTATGCCACAAGCACAACCTCCTATTTGTATAACAGAAAGTAATAAAAAATGTAAAGTATGTCCTACGTTTATTGACAAGAGTGTGAATAATTTACTTCAAATTAAAGATGTTGATGATAGTATGTTTGAAAATTGGAAAGAAGGTAATAAAATAAATACAAATTTTAATATTATAACAAGTGAATGGAAACAAAAAAATGATATAGCAGAACCACAAAATTATATACCACCTAAATGTCCTTTTGATGATTGTCAACCATGTGATGAAATACTTATGAATAATTCAGAACATCCTTCAGTTATTATAGGTAAAAATTTATTACCAAAATTTAAATATGAAGAATACTAATATAAATTTTTTATAGTATTAAATTGATTTACTTCTTTTAATAAATTTAAGATGATTTTTGATGAAAACCTGATATTAGGATATCCATTAAATTTAAAAGAAGATGAAAAATATGAATTTAAAGAATTTTGTCTTGAAAAGTTCACATCTTGTAATTCATATGATGAAGCAGAAGTAATAAAAATAATCAGTAAAGGACTTTTTGATAATAAATTAAATAATTTAATTAAAATAAATTTATTATCTTATTTAAAAAAATACATTCCAAAATATTATTGTTCCTTTTGTAATTCAAATCTTAAAAGTAAATTATTAATTGGTGTAAATGATGTAGGTGAAATTACAGGTATTCCATTATTTAAAGTATCTGTAAATGAAATTAAAAATTTTATAAAAGAAAATATTTTAAAAAATATAAAAGGAGATAATATTTCCATAGATGATTTTAATATAAAAATTATTAAACTTAAAAAGGATAAAGATATAGTTTATAATATATCTAATAATTTATTAAATGATTATATACAACATAAAAAAAATAAACAAAAATTATTTAATAATTATAATAATAAATATAAAGAATGGCATACGGAACTTCAAATAAAATCTGGAAAATTAATAAGAATTTTAAAAGATAAAAATGAAAAAAAAAATTTTATAAATTATCTTATAGAAAATAATGTTAATATTTCTATAATTAATTTTATAAAAAATAATTATAAATTTGATATTCCACGAGGGGAAGAAATGCAAATTCGAAAAAAAAATAAAAATGATTATATACATTGGTTGACACAATTTAAAGATAAACAACAAAAAGATATAATTGAATTAAAACCTATTAAACCATATTATAAAATGTGTATAGATCCTTTTATAATTTTAGATAAATTAACAGATATGCGATATAATTTTATTGATAATAAAAAAATTAATTATTATTTAATTATTATTGAAATAAATGGAATAAATAAAACTTGTCCTTTATTTTATTATAAAAAAGGTAAATTAATTTATCGAAAACGTATTGGAAATGAGTGTTTATAAAATATTATTTATTATAATTAAATTATATATAGTATTAATATAATGAATTGGTTATATTGCATTATAGAAGAAGAAGATATAGAAAATTATAATTTATTTTACAATACTAATAGACATTTTAATAAAAAAAAAAATAAATTTATATTAAAAATTAATAAAAATAACTATTCACTTTTAAATAAGTATACTAAATTTACATATATTCAATTAATTAATATATTAAAAAATAATTGGTAATTTTATTCATCACTAGAACTATCGATTTGAAATGTTTGACATATTCCAAAAGTTTTTCGATGAAATTTAGATAAACCATATTTTTTTATACCCTCAATATGTTTTGCTGTTCCATAACCCATATTTTTTAACAAATCATATCTTTCATTTAATTCTGGATATTTTTCACATAAATCTTCTATATATTTATCATGTGTTACTTTTGCTATAATTGATGCTGCAGCAATACTATAATATTTATTATCACCTTTTGTTATACAAGTGTGTGGAGTATTTTTATATGGAATAAAATTAGTGCCATCAACTATTATATTTTCTATATCTACATTCATTCCATCTATACAATTATGAAATGATTCTAATGTTGCTTTAAGTATATTTTTATCATCAACTTGTTTTTCAGTCATATACGATACATTCCAATCAATAACATTATCTATAATATAATTATAAGTTTCTTTTCTTTTTTTTTTTGATAATTTTTTAGAATCTATTACTTTAAGTTCTTCTATATTATCAATTTCTTCAATAAAATCATTATTCCATACTACTCCTGCTGTATAAACACGACCTAATAAACACCCCCTTGCAACTTCATCCAATCCAATTTCCATACAATTTTTATAGTAATTTTTCATTATTAATTAAATATTAATATAATTTTAAGTATTTTATAAATATTTTATTATATATAAATAATATGAGCAGTGGTGATAATGCTGAATATTATTATATAAGTAATTCTGATAATATTAATAAACCATTTTTATGTGGTGTTCAAACAGGATACGAAGGGAAAAATACAAATTTTGGTATAAATATTAATGGAGACCCAAGAGATCATTATTTAGATAAAACTGAAGCATTAGAAAAATTTTATGAACAACAGGAACAAGTATTAGGAAGACCATTAACTGCTGTGGAGAAAAAAGATTTAAATTACGAAAATTCGTATTCAACTATTTGTAGAAAATTATATAATTATAATTCTGATATTACTATAGAAAAAAATGAAAATAAATTATTATATTCAACAGGAGATGAATATATTCCTGAAAATCTAAATTATCTACATAGTGATTATCCACAAACTGAAGATATTAATAAATCTAAATGGAAAAATCAAAAGTGTATAATTTCTAAACATTATGATAAAAATGCTGTTAGTAAAGATAAATTATTAAATGAAGTAGCAAAACAAGGACGTAGTATTAGAAAAAATAAAAAACAATGTTGTTCTTTATTAAAAAAAATTGGTTATGAATTTTCTGATAATGATAAAATTGATGAATTAATTAATGAGGATTTAAATAATGAATACTGCAGTGGTATTAATAAAACAGATTGTAACAATAAAAATCATATATGTGATTGGTTTTCTGGTGGAAGAACATGGTTAATTAATGAAATTTATGAAAAATTAAAAGAAAATAATAATAGAAATTTATATGATGAAACTATGGAAATACTTTCCAAAATTAATAAATTTCAATCTATAACTTTTGAAGAATTTCAAAATTATACTAAACAGAATTTTAAAAATTTATTTCCAAATTTAAAAAATGTAAGTGAATTACTCCTATATAAAGCAAGAAGTAGAGTTAGATATCCAAATAATGATGATTATTATATACAAATAAAAGACTTAGAAGATTTTGATGATATTAGAAAGTATACAGATAGAAAACAAAGAGATGGTAGATTTTCTATTAAAGATTATCCAGGAGGCAAATGTTTAAGAAAAGATACTGATAGAAAATCTACTCCACAAAGAAGTATTGATAATTATAGAAGACAAATACAAAATGAACAACTTTTAACTGACACAGATAGACAAAATTATATAGAACAAATAGAAAAACTTCAAGATAATTATTTACTACAAAAAAAATTTATTGATTCAAAAATACAAGAATATCGGGATGAAATAGCAAGACTTGATTCAGAAATAATAAATTTTGAAGAACTTACTGCAGAATACGAAAAAACGAGAGTAGATGATAATTTTAAAATTAGTGAATTAAAAAAAAAAAAAAAAGACTATCAATCACCATCTTTAGATTTACATTCAAAAATTGCAGTTTTAGAAGAAGATAAACAAAATTTGAAAATCAAAATAGATAAGTTAGAATTAGAAAAAGAAGGATTAAAAACTAATATAACAAATCTAGAAGAAAATAATAAAAAACTCGAGAATCATATAATAGATTTAGAAAAAAAAATAGTATCCATCAATCTTCGTCTATCATTAATAAATGAAGAAAACGTAATAGAAAATATAGAATTAAAAAAAATTCAAGATAATCTTAAATCTTGTAAAGAAGACTTGCAAAATTATAAATATAAGTATTTATATGAAAAATCAAAAAATCAGATAAATAAAAAAAAAATAAAAAAATATGAGAAAAATATTAGTGACCTTGAAGAAAATATTAATAAAATAGAAGAAGAATTAGGTTTAATAGATACAGAAACCCAATTCAACCTTTCTAATTTTTGTGAATCAGAAACTAATGAAACAAATAAAAATTACAATAAGGAATTAATTAAATATATTATTATATCACATTTTTTAGATTTACAATTAGATGAAGAAAACAATGTATCAGAAGATGATAATACAAAAACTTTATTAAAATTTTTATATAATAAGTTAATAAATTTTACTGATAAACAAATAAAAAATGTAAAAGAAACACAACCACTGTTATATAAAATATATCAAAATATAGTTCTTAATAAGGATATAATTTCCACTTTTGGTAATGATAAAGATACAATTTCTAATGTTTTAAATTCAATAGATAAATTAAATCCGATGGAAATATTTAAACCAATATATAAAATATTAAAAAGTGACTTAACTATTGATAATGATAGTATTATAGAAACAAATATTAGTTTTTACTTGGAACGTGATGAATTTAATGAAGTAAATATACAATTAAAGTTAAAACAATTAAGAATAGAATTTAATAATATAGGTTTAGTTGAAGTATATAACAAATTAAATGAATTAATAGATAATAAATTTATTAAAAAATTTAAATTTTATAAATACAATTTAAGAAATATGAATGAAGAGAATAATTTATCTTGTTTACATTATATATACCCTTATATATTAGCATTTGTTTATGACTATTTAGATAATTTAGATATATTTATATGAAAACTAAACCTGCCATACCATTTGATATAGTTAATATATTATAAGTTAAAGCATAAATATTTACATTAAAAAGGTATTCGTAATCACCATTATTATTAATTGGAGGAATAATAGTTTCAATTTTTAATTGTTTATTAGTTAATTTTGTAAAATTACATGTACCTGAAGGTTGTATTGATTCTGGTTTAAGAGCAAAAGAATATGTCAAGATACCATCTGGTGGAGAACTTGTATGATGTGAATATGGTTGTAATTTATTAAAATAATCATAATGTTTTTCACTAAATCTATCAAAATTATTTAATAATAATTTAGCAGATTTAAGAATATTTTTTTTATTGTTTTCATAATTTTCTATTAAATTTATTGGTTCATTATTAATTGAAGTATTAAATTCAGGTGGTAGTGTATCATAACTTGTATCGAAACGTGCGATCTCTGTATAAGTAGTTTGATTTTCCCCTGTTATAGGATCAGTTAAAACATTACCATTACTATCTACTTTATTAATTAATTTTTTTATATATAAGTATCCTAATAAAGGATCCCTTCCCATTCTAATATTATTACCTCCTAATGTAGAATTCCAGTATGTTGATTCTTGAAAATCTATAAAAATTTTATTTTCTTTACTAAATGTTCTTTGCCATTTGGGTTTTTTTTGATTTTCCCAATTAGTATAATTATTAAAATCATTATAATTTTTTCTATCATTTCTATAACAAACCCATATTAATTCCTTAACTGGATTACTAAAATTTAATTTTATTGATAAATTACCAAATAACCCAATTTTCTCTATTTTTTTTACTTGGTGTATTAAATAATCATGTTTTTTAGTCATAAATATTTTTTTTTCTTCATCATCTAAATAAGCATATGTTATTTCTAAATGTGGTTTTAATTCCCAATCATTTTTACTTTTCCTAATAGGTGATATTAAAGAATCTGTTAAAAAATTTTTAATATGATGTGCTTGATTTGATATATCAGGTTTAATTCTTTGTTCTTCTGTTAATATTCCTACAATATTATATTTATTTAAATAAATTTTATCTATATCTTTATCACTACTTTGAGATATTCCATACCTTTTAATATCTTCCAATGAAACTAATAAAGTATATAATTCAGATATTGATTTAAATTCAAAAGTCATACTTATTTCATGATATTGTAATGCTATTAATGGTAAAGCTAAACCGTAATCACTTGTAAACCAAAAATTTAATGGAACATAAATTTGACGGGAAGGAATTGAAGGAGGTTTATTATATGCATGATTTACTGATATATTTTTATATTCTACATTTTCTGTATCTTCATTAAACCATGCTACTGATTTAGTTTTTTCAAAAGCACAATCAGGATAAAAAGAATTTCTATTATATGCTTCTGATGGTTCATATAATTCTTTTTCATGCCCTATTAAACGATAATATAATTCCTTTTTATCTTTCGAAAGTGTTAATTCATTCCATATAAACATCCATTCACTATATTGTTCATCAATTAAATTTCCTCCAATACTAATTGATACTTTATTTAATATATTTAAACCTATATACTTAATCCAACTTACTTTTCTATCTGATTCTGATAATATATCTGGTAAATTGAATACTAAAAATATATTTGTTATTAAATCCCCTAATTTTTCTAATTTAATTGTACTTGTTGTTACAGTTGTATATTGTAAATTCGTAAAATAATTAAAACTTACATTTTTTGTTTCTAAAGCAAAATTTGTATGCCTTTTATAAACTGTTTTAAAATATGTCATAGATGGATTTCCTGTTAAATATATATCTTGATTACCTTTTGATAGTATTTCTAATCTAGCACCTGTCATATTACTATATATAAGTAAAAAAATATATTTAAATTATTTAAATTTAATTATTAATAATACTAAATTTTTATTTAACTAATATTTTTATTTATTGTTTTCATATTATTTTTTCTTTATCATTTTTAACTAAGTATTTATAGCATTTTTAATATTATTATTATTACTTAATAATAATTATTTACTTTATACTTCATTAAATCATAATTATATTATTTCACTAAGTTTTTCATCAATTATTTTTATATTTTATTTAATTAAATATTTATTATCATCTTTCTTATTATAACAATTTTAATTATTGCTTCTTTTGTTTCCATTTTACCAAAACTATAATTATATTTTTATTTAAACAATCTCTGTTTTTATAGATAAATTAATTAAAAAATATAACTTAATATGCTGAAATAAATTGAATTTTTCGTTTTAAATTATTATTCTTATATATATTATTTTTTTTCATAAATATCATTAAATCCTTATATAACTTTATATTATAATTATTATTTACAAATAAATTTATATCTACAAAATCAGCACAATATAATTCTGTATCATATTTAATATTTTCAAAATGTAATTTTAAAGCATTTTTTAATGCATCTATATTACAATCACCTATATATTTTTTTATATCAATCATAAATAATATTCTATCTATTCCATTTTTACCATTAGAATATAATATAGGACTTGTTTCCAAATCATTATAAATTTTATTTTTAAATTCTATAAAGTAATTTTCAGTTTCTTCATTGAATTCTCTTAAAGCACCCTCGTATATATTTTCTTTTGTTCTCTTATATCCACCAGATAAAGCACATAATTCATATAATTCATTATTTACTTTATATATTCCTAATAATATATATATATTATTACTTATATCTTTATAATATGGTAATATACCTACTCTCATCCAATTTTGATTTAATTTTTTTTTAAATATATCATTTGCATATGTAAAATTCATTAACTATAAATTATATTTTATATATCGTTTTAAATATATTTTAAATTAATATATAATTATATATATATAATTATATATATATATATATATATATTATAATGAATTTATTTTTAATTTATACCGATTTTATAGATATAAATAATATAAAATTTATTAGATTTTTAGAAATTTTAAATATATTTAATAAGTTAAAATATAATGTTTTTTTACTTACAAAATATAATAATTGGAATAAATTAAAATTATATGAAGTTAAAAAATCATTAAAATTTAATAATATTTTTATTTATGATAATTTGCAATTAATTATTAATAGTATAAATTTAAATTACGATAAAAACATTTTTATTAATTTTAATGAAAATATATTAAATTTTGATAATATTATTAATATTCCTGAATATAATATTAATCCTAATAATACTAAAACTAATATTATAAATGAAATGCAACAAAATATATACGATAATGCATTTTATTTGCCTTTTAATACTGATAAAATTAATATTAATAATAATTACTTAGGTAATCCTACTATTATATCTAATAATATAGATTTTATAAATTATATTAGTTCAAATATAAATAATAAAAAAATTAATTTATATACAAATATATATCTAGGTAATATTAAAAATAAATATATAAATATAATTAAATCTAATTCAATTAAAGATTTAATAAATTTATTTATTTTAACACCTTTTGTTATAACAGATACATTATTTAATCTTAATTTATCATACAAATATAATATTCCTGTATTGTTATATAATAATACTGATTTTATTTATGAATATCAAATTAATGAAGTAAGCAAATTATTATATTATTACAATGATTTTTATGATAATAGAGATATGTGTAAATATATTGGTGAAAATATAAAATTAAATTTTAGAAATGATATAATCAATTTTAGAAATTATATCAATACTATTTACAAATAAATTATATAAATATATAAAATAATATTAATAATATATATTATATTATGAATGTATCAAATATTAAAAATTTATCAACTGATAATTTATTATATATTATACAAATGTTAGTAAATAATTATGAGCAACAATTAGATAATACACATAAATATTTTAATGAATCAATTGATAATTATAATGATATAATTGATAATAAATTAGATAAAATTTCTATTTTGGAACATGAATTAGACCAAACAATAAACCAATTACATAATGAAATTATTAAAAACATCGCATTAGAAAATAAAATTAGTAATTATCCTACATAAAATATCATGTATTAGAACCAAATCTCAAATATTTTTTACATTTTTTTTTATTTTCATAAATTTGGTTATAACCATTATAACAATATTCTATTGTTACTTCAAAAATTTCAGCTACTAAAATAAAAATGGGTCAAATGTACTTGTAAAATAACCATTATTCAGACTATTTGTATTATAACATTTTACATCTTCATAATTTTCATCTAATTGTTTTTGAGTTGGTTTTATATTATTCTAATATATATTATCTGTTTTTATATTATTATTTTTTAATAATTCAGCAAAATCTTGTGCGTTTGGTATATTATTATTATTATAATTTAAGTGAATTTAAAATTGATTTAAAATTTTATATAAAAATTATATAATGGCTATTATTGTATTATCAAAAAAAATTGGAGAAACTCCAAATGAAATGATTAATAATTACATTAAAAATTATAATAAAAATAATGAATATCAACTTAAAAAAGGATGTACTGTTGGTAAATTAGATCCTATGGCATTAGGTATATCAATTTGTCTTTTTGATAATCAATGTTCCAATATGAAAGATTATTTAGATAAAGATAAAATTTATGAATTTAAAATTATTTTTGGAATTCAATCTGATTCGGATGATACATTAGGATTAATTACAAATCAACAAGAAATACAAGATATAGATATTGAAACTATACAAAAAGAAATTTTAAATTTTATTGGTGAATATAAACAAAAGTATCATAAATATAGTTCTATCTGTGTATTTAATAAAAGTAATGAAAGAAACCCTTTATGGAAATGGACTAAAGAAAATAGACTTCAAGAAATTGAAATACCAGAAAAAAATGTTAATGTAAAATTATTAGAATTTTTAGACTTAAAAATCCATAATTTTAATATTTTAAAAAAAATTATTATACAAAATATTAGAAAGGTAAAAGGTGATTTTAGACAGGAAAAAATTATACAAAGATGGAAAAATATTTCCAATATTAAAAATGTATTTGTTGGAAAATTTAAAATTCATTGTAGTTCCGGTTTTTATGTAAGACAATTAGTTAATGAGTTATGTAATAAATTACAAATTTATGGAATAGCGTATAATATTAACCGAACTAAAATAATTTTATAATAATTTCATAATAATTTCATAATAATTTCATAATAATTTCATAATATTATCTTCATATTTATTTAAATTTATTTTAGGTAATTTACAGTAATCAATTTTAAGATTATTATTCCCCCAAGTATTACCTTGTTTTCCATTTACTTTTATTGGATAACACCAATGACTTGTTACTCTTCTATCATTAAAATACTTTAATCTTTTTATTTTCATTGTTTTTGTATTTTTTTTATTATTTTTTGGTAAATAACATACATATTGAACTAATCTTTCTTCATTCATATTTTGTATAATATTTTGATGAAATGTTCTTGAATCCCATAATACAACTGAACCAGCAGAAACATTTAATATTTTTTTTTTTTCATCAATAGTTCTTAGAAAATTAATATCAATTTTTTGCCAATTTTTTTTTTCATTTTCCATATTTTTATATTTAAAATAATTATTATTTTCATTTTTAGACCCTTC